AATCCTGTTTCCACTTCTTGTAAATGCTTCATCCAGTCTAATAAATCTTTTTTACTATAGATGCCTGTTTCCATAGCTTCTTCGAGCTTTTGATCGATGACGCGATTGATTAGTGCAACACGCTTGACCCTATTCAAGTAGCCTTGCGTAGCAAATACGCTATCAATATAACTCTTTACTTCTTTTTTCTCTATTACCCCAGTGACGCGATCTTCACTAATGCCATACTCTTCAGCTAGGACAGCAATTGATTTGCCACTAAGATAATCATTTGCAACAGCTAACACAACAGGGTCTAGAGGTGGTGTCTCTAAACTTTTGTTAAGTGCGTCAACTGTCGTTATCGGTTGTGGTTTTGCGTTTGCCATATTTAATACCTTCTCCCGGTCGTCCACGGGGTCTTAATAAATCTTGATCATGGTGTAATGCCTGAAAGAGCATTGCAATTACCATGAGCACCTTCATTCTATATCATACGTAATCGTTACAGTTTGGTCACCAATTCCATACGGAGAGAAAAGTCCTTCATCTGTTCGGAACTCTACCACTTGAGCACTCTGAACTCCTAAATCTCGATGTAGATTCGCGAACTTATCAATAACATCAAGTTCAACGTTGTTGGATAGCTCTTCGGCTGCGTCTAGCTGATCTTCAGCAAAAACATAGTTCCTTAACTGAATATTCATTCTTCCAAACCTTTGATCTGCTCCATAGTGAATACGATCTTCTCCACCAGCTAAAAATGTAATACTAGGAAAATCATTTAACTCGTCAAGGTACTTGAATCGCCTGTGAACGTTTCCTGCCGCTACATCTGTGTTAGCTTCTAAATCTGCTACAAGTGCATTTACAATCTGTGTTCTACGTGTCGGCATTGAGCTTCTCTTCCTGTTTCATACCTTTATCTGTAAAAGGTTTTCCAAAATGATTTTCAATCTCGTTTATAATTAGTCTAATAAGTTTATGCATATCAGTTTGGCCATTACTGTTTTTTGATGCTTGTTGAATAACTTTCATCATTATGTTACGCTTCACTGGATTTTCGTCAAATACAATAAAGTTTTTCTCAAGCCACTCCTCATATTCTTCAAAAGATGTAGGAAAGCTAACCATTCTATCATGTCTAGACTCTATCGTATTTTTAAACACATGATGTGGATGAAAAGGACAATCCATTGGTAAACACTGTCTACCATCTATATCTACTGGCACACCCATTTCGTCATAGCCAACAGGTGGCTGACCAGGCCAATAATAGTTACCTTCGTCATCTTCATCCCCTTGTGAGTTCCAAACTAAAGGGCCATACTTAAATTTTTGCTTGTTCATCAGTAACCTCTCGAAAACTTATACTCATTCCTGTATTATACACTCCCTCTAAGAGGGTGTCAAGATTCTCTCGCAATTTTTCAAATTTTCCCAGGTCGAGGCTCTGTGGGTGTGCGCGCAGAGCGGTAAGCATTACAAGTCCTACTAACCGCCCTAGTCAGGCCCCCCGCCGAAAAAATCCTTTAAAAACAAGGACTTAAGCCGTTAACATGTTAATAACTTTTTTGCTAACCCATTGTTTTTATTGAATAAAATAATGCATTTTTTTTAGGTCGACCCCTTGACATTTAGGGCAATAAGCATTATATATATAATATAACAATTAGAAAGGTTAATCATGATTAAACAAGTTACAATATTTGATTTAGACGGAACTACAATAGATAGTTCGCACAGACAAGTTACAGATGCCAAAGGCAATCTTGATTTAAGCAAATGGTTTGAAAATGCTACACCTGAAAAAATCTTTCAAGATAAGATTTTACCACTTGCTCAAGAATTAAGACGCAGACATAAAAAAGGCGATTATACTATAATCAATACTGCTAGAAATTTATCACTTGCCGATTTAGAATTTATGTTTGAAAATGGTTTATTAGCCGACAAGGTTATAGATAGACCTAAAGGCAATTATGAAAATGATGCTAAACTAAAAAGAAAACAACTTAATTCTTTTCTATCACTAAAGCAATTCAAAAATGCTAACAAGGTTATGTTTGACGATAACGACCAAGTTAGGTCAGAATTGCGACAGATTGGAATTTCTGTTATACACCCAAACAAATATAATAAGGTTGCTTAATATGAATACAAGATTACAAAATTTAATAAGACTAAACGAACTAGCCGAGAATATCCACAAGCAAGGCAAGAGGGTTGCCGTGTTATTAGAGGGCAGAGATGGAGCAGGAAAATCTGGCACTATCCGAGATTTTACACATTACTTGCCACCATACACTTACAAGGTTGTTCCGTCATTCATGCCAACTAAAAAACAAATGGCACAATGGTTGCCGTCATGGGCAAAACTAATGCCGAAAAAAAGCGAGATTGTTTTTTATGATAGGTCGCACTATTCAAGAGCATTACTTCAGCCCGTTATGAATTGGTGTTCTCAAAAGCAATACGCTAATTTTATGAATAAGGTTAATGATTGGGAAACTAACCAAGATATAACTTTTATTAAACTTTGGTTATCTATATCAAAGCATGAGCAAGATTTAAGATTAAACAACAGAGAGATTGACCCATTAAGATATTGGAAATTTTCTTCTAATGATAAAAAATCTTTATCTGCTTTTGATAAGATAACTTTACAAAAAGAAGATATGTTTAGCCATTGTCCTATATGGCATACAATAGACTATAACAATAAAACAGAGGGCAGAGATATTGCCTTACAAACATTGATTAAGGAGTTAGAAAAATGTTAAGATATATCGCTAAAATTTCAATTATACTTTTTGGTTTGGCTATGTTACCAATAGCCGATATAATTTGGAATACAAACGCATTAAACCCATTTTACATTAAGGAAATGATGGTTGCTAGTTTGGTTCTTTCGTCTATTACTTGCATGATTATTGCCATTTGGGAGGTCTAGCATGAAGAAAAAAATATTCGGCTTTTTAATAAAATGTTATATTATTTATTCTGTTATCTGCGATATTGTCGTAATTTCAGGAATAGGCTATTTAATTTTTAAATAGCCTTTTGAGAATGATAATGAGAATCATTCGCAACGGCGCCAGCAAAATGTTCACGATTTGTTCTCATGAGCAAGGCGGGCCCAAATAGAGGGCCCCCGCGCCGCTAAGTCATTGATTTTAAAGGCTTTTTTACTTAACATATTAACTAACTTTTTTGCTAACCCTTTGATTTTAAAGGGTTTTTTATTGCATTTTTTTCACCTCACCCCCTTGACATTTGAACCGATAGGCATTATATATATTATATAACATTTAGAAAGGTTTAAAAAATGTTTAAGAAAATTAAAAAAGATTTTTTTGGTTACATGGGGTTAATACTAATTCATTCCTCAACTTTTCCAACTATCATTTCAAACATTGTCGGCACTTCGTCAGAATTGCCACCTTTGAACATGGTTTTATTATTGTTCTTCGGTTTGTCTTTTTACTTGGTTGATGCAATCAAAAAAGGTTTAATTGTTTACATCATTTCAAATTTAATTGGGATATTTTCACAATTAGCACTTTTAACAATTCTAGTTTTTGGAGGTTAAATTGAAAATTACAAAAATCATCAGAGCAAAAAGAGGTCTAGCCTCAATGCACAATGAACGCACTTTTAATGCACTTGATAACAGAATTAAAAAGGCGAATGTTAAAGGCTCAACAATTCAAGTTAATAAGCCTTTAACTTATCAACAATATATAGACCAATATATCCAAAGGGGTTAAAAATGACTACTAAAGAAATATTAAAAGAACTTTTTGCTTGTTTCGTGTTTTTCGTTTTCGTTGCTGAATTAATTTTATTTTATGCGATTTTCGGCTAATGACTAAAATACAACTAATCAAAAAAATTGATAAACTCGCTTATATGGGTTTATCTTGGAAAAGAAAAATTCAACTCTTATTTTGGGATAAAGAACGACTTGAAAGAGTCGCCAAAATTTTGACAGAAAACGGCAATAGATGGATTGTTTAAAGCGAAAACTGTCAAAAATTTGACAAGGGCCCGTTGGAGGGCCCAAGGCCCCCCGCGGCTAAGTCATTGATTTTAAAGGGTTTTTTCGTTAACAAGTTAATGAAAAAAAATGCTAAGTCATTGATTTTAAAGGATAAAAAAATGAAAAAAAATGACCTACCCCCCTTGACTTTTGGGTTGAAAGAGATTATATATATAATATAACAATTAACAAGGCAATTTATAGGAGAATGTCAAATGCCAAAAATCGTTAACTACTCTGTTGAAATGACAGACAAAATCATTTCAGATTATCAAGATGGAATTTCTGTTGATGAGATTGCTACATCAATCGGAAAATCTGTAAGGTCGGTTAGGTCTAAATTGGTTCGTGAGGGTGTTTATATCCCTCAAGAAAAAAAGACCTCTAAAAAGGTTCAAGAGCCAACTAAAAAAGAACTCTTGAAAGTTTTAGATGGCTTGGTTGATTTCTCAACAACAGGTTTGTTGGGTGCTACCAAAGAATCCATTTTGGATATAATTAAATTTGCTGAAAAGCAAAAATAATTTTGGCAAGGGGGTTGACAAATGCCTTGTCAATCCCCATATATATAATATAACTATTAAGAGGAAAAAATGACTATTAAAAAAAATGCTTATGTTGTTTTAGATACCGAAACTTCGGGTTTTTCAAAATTGGTTTTTGACTTGGGTTGGATAACAAGAGATAAAAAAGGAAATGTTATTGATTCAGCTTCTTATTTGATGCTTGACGTTATCGCTACAGAAAGACCTTATTTTATGAACAAGGTTAAAGGCTATACTTCAAAAGCAAGAAAAGAACACAAATTTAAACTTACTAACTTTGCTACTGTTAGAAGATTATTTAATAAACATATTGAAAGTTTATTAGATGCAAATTATAGGGTTATTCTTTGTGCTTACAATGGTCGCTTTGATTGTGATGCTCTTGCAAAAACTACCAAGCGAATGACTAAAGAAAAAACTTTTTTAACTCACAAAATTGAGTTAATGGATATTTGGGGAAATTGGGTTAATAGTTCGCCAAAGTCATATACTGCACCTTTAACCAAAAGCAAAAAATGGTATTCTAGTTCTGCTCAAGATGTTTTTAGATTTGAATATCAACAACCAAACTTTATTGAACAACACACAGCAAAAGAAGATTGCAAAATTGAATCCATGATTTTAGATAAGGTTCTAGCAAGAAAAAAGAAATTAAGAATTGTTAGGAATCCAAAAGATTTTGAATCATATTTTTCATTTAACTCAAGATTGGAGGTTGCCACATGAAGAAAAAAATTATAGGCATTTTGCTTAAAACTTATATTATTTATTCGGTTATTTGCGATATAATCGTTGTTTCTGGAATCGGCTATTTGATTTTCAAATAGTCGGTTTATTGACAAAATTCGGGCTTGACTGTCAAAAATTTGACGGGGGCCCTTTGAGGGCCTACTGGGCCCCCGCCGCCGT